GAAGTTCCAGAAGTAGCGGCTGCTATGTTTGCTATCTTCCAAGCTGTTGATCCGTTGAGAGCTTGGCTCAATGGTGGAACACCTAGTGTAGTGACATCACCAGAACCTGAAGAAGAAGAAGAAGAAGAAGAAGTTATAGTAGATGCGCCAATCGAAGAATAAATAAAACTATATTTCACCATTCTTTAAGTAAATAAATACATGTCATTAAAACTACGATTAATCTCGGAAAATCCAGATCTTCTGGAAAGATTCGAAATCATTGAAGAGCAGGATAATCTAAAAAAGGGAAATTCACTCTATGTAAAGGGTCCGTTTATTGGATGTAATCAAATCAATAAAAACAAAAGACTCTATAATCTAGATGATACAAGAGCCGAAGTCAATCGTTATATTGAAGAGATGGTTATTCCGGGAAGAGCTATGGGAGAACTCAATCACCCGATGTCGGCGGAAGTTAACTTGGAAAGAGCGTGTCACTTGGTAACAGAGTTGAAAGAAGACGGAGATACATTTTATGGAAAGTCTAAAGTATTGTCAACTCCTCTCGGTCAGCTTTTGAGATCTCTGATCAATGATGGTGTTAAGGTTGGAATGTCCACCCGTGCATTGGGAAGCTTACACGAAGAATCAACACACAATGTTGTTAGAAACATGAGATTAGTTGCGGTTGATGCTGTAGCAGATCCATCTTTCCCCAGAGCATTTGTCAATGGAATCTTGGAATCCAAACAGTGGGTGGTTGCAGCAGATGGACATTACGAAGAAATTTACGAAAACTTTGAAAAAACCATATCAAAGCTTCCAAGAAAAAATATGGATGGCTATCTAAAAGAACAAATTCTTAAATTTATTAACGCGCTAAGTTAAATAAAATTATGCCATTCAAAAGCGAAAAACAACGTAAATTTTTTGGTGCCGTTAAGGGTGCCAAAAAAGGAAGTTCTAAGGTATCTGGCGCTGCTAAAAAAGTTGCGAAGGAAATGCCTGAAAAAGAGATTGATAAATTTCTAAAGAAGAAGCCTAAGAAAGCCGCTAAAAAAGCTGCTAAGAAATCGGCTAAGAAGACTCCGACAAGCAAAAAGAAAAAACCGCTCACCGAATCAAACATCTCTTTATTTATAGATTGTATTTTAGAGAAAAAATATGACGACGCGAGTAAATACTTAACAAGCATTCTTAATTCAAAACTTCAAGCAAGAATTGAAAAGGAATTGGCAACACCTTTATTTTAACACATGAAAATCAAAGATTTATTAAACAAAGATGCGGTTGAAGTATTCAGCGAGTCCTCACTGGATGCAATTCAAGAAGCCTTCGATAGCAAAGTCGATATTGCAACAGAGTCTGCATTGATTGCTCAAGATGAATTGTATGCTAAGAAATTAGACACTCTCATCAAGACAATTGACAAAGATCACACTGCAAAGATGAAAAAGATCGTTGAAGCCGTTGATCAAGATCGCGCACAGAAGTTACTAAAGGTTGTTAAGAAGTATGAAAGAACTCTCAATGAAGATGCAACTCAATACAAGCAACAATTAGTTGGCGCTGTTAGTGTATATCTTGATGAGTTCCTAGAAGAGTCTGTTTCAACTGAAGATCTAGCAACAGCTGTTAAGAACAAGTCTGCTATGAGCGTTCTTGGAAAACTTCGCAATGTTCTCTCAGTCGGTTCTGTTATGATGAATGAATCCATTCAAGAAGCAGTTCTCGATGGCAAGTCTCAGATCACTTCTCTTCAAGAAGAGAATGTAGAGCTTAAGAACAAGATGAAGCAACTCAGCGAAAGCTACAACAATGTTCGTGTCAACTCATTGATCGAAGAAAAGATCTCATCAATGGACGATGATAAGAAATCCTTCATCAGAAAGACTCTTAAAGACAAGTCATTTGAATTCATCAAGGAAAACTTTGATTACGTTTCCCGCCTCTTTGATAAGAAAGAAAAGGAAAAAATCAAGAATATCACAGAAGATGCTAAGAAAAAGAGTGCCAATGTTGATTTTATTCCAAAAACTGAAAAAATTCTAACTGAAAACCTAAATACAAATGAGCCAAGCGGTGGAGACATCTACCTCAGTGAACTCAGCAAGGTTTTTGGAACCAGATAATTTCCCACCAAGAACAATGAGGTCTTAATGACCTGAACTAGAAACAGAGAATACGTCACATATGAATAAACCAAACTCACAAGTTAATGAAAGCAGAACAGATGCACTCGTAAGAAAGTGGTCAAAGGTTCTTGATTACAGCAGCAATGCTGTTCCAGAAATCCGCGATGAACACACTTACAGAACAACTGCTATGCTTCTTGAGAACCAAGAGAAATGGTGTATGGAGTCTAATAATAGTTCTGGCATCTTCGGCGCTACAAACGCTGGTGGTCCGGGTACTATTCCTAATTCCGATGGTTATGCCACCGGAGATAGCAGACTACCTAAAATCCTCATTCCTATGATCAGACGCACTTTCCCAGAGTTGCTTTCCAACGAACTCGTTGGTGTTCAGCCTATGGGTGGACCAGTTGGTCTTGCTTTCGCCCTTCGTTATGCTTATCAATCAGATACCCTCAGCAATGGTGGTATTGATGGATATTCAACACAAGGCGGAACCGGAACCAGAGCTGGTACATTCGCACCACAACTCAGTGGCGCACCGGGCTTAAACGCTACCGAACTTGGTTATCAACTTCTTGACACACGTTTCACAGGTACTACAGCAGGTGCGCTTTCTGGTAACTCAGAGTGGGCATTCGCTGATCAAGACCGTGGTGTTGCCGAACTTCTACAAAACTACGAACTGACAGGTAAAATCCCTCAGATCGAGATGAAGTTTGAAAAGACCGCAGTTGAAGCTGGAACTCGTAGACTCGCTACCCGCTGGTCTGTCGAGCTTGAGCAAGACCTTAAGAACATGCAAGGTATCGATATCGATGGTGAACTTACGAATGCAATGTCGTATGAGATCCAAGCCGAAATCGACCGTGAAGTTGTCATTAGAATGATCCAGAGCGCCATGAATGGTGGTCCGGGTGCAGGTTACTCCATTTGGAGTCCTGTAAGTGCAGATGGTCGTTGGACTGCTGAGCGTAATATCACTTTCTACCAAAAACTACTAATCGAGGCAGGTCGTATGGCCGCTCGTAACCGTAGAGGCGCTGCCAATTTCATTATTGCAACTCCTCGCGTTTGCACCATCCTCGAAATGCTTCCTGACTTCAAGACCTTTGAAATCACTGGAACCGTTTCAACCGCTGGTGTTGGAGTTTCTAAGGTAGGTACAGTGGGAAGCCGCTTCACCGTTTATCGTGACACCAGAACAGAAGTTCAGAACAACTCTCTATATTCAACCAATTACACTGGCAGAACTCCTGCCAATACTCAATCCGTTGAGTATGCATTGCTTGGATATAAAGGTTCTGAGTACTATGATACTGGTATCATTTACTGCCCATACATTCCGATCATGGTTCAAAGAACAATTGGTCCGAACGATTTTGCACCCCGTGTTGGTCTAATGACCCGCTACGGTATTGTAAACAATATCTTCGGAGCAAATCTTTACTACCACTTGATCATTGTCAAGAACCTTGGTGATGCGTTTACCCCCGGAACGGTTTCAACTTACCTCTAAGTTGTTCTGACTCAAGGAGTTACGTCAAAATCTGAAACCCGAGGTGCCGAAGCGCCTCGGGTTTCCTCGTTTTTACATGCATCGATCCATCGACATTCTGATATATAATGAATTTTAGCGAAGGAGGATACGTTTGTAAAGAATCTGGAGTACTTAAAATACAATTTTTCAGAGCACTAGACTAAATACTAACATGGCACTTTTCAACTTCAATTCAAATGTACTATCAGCAGCTTCTGTAGGAAATCCACCTCCTACACACACAGTATTATCCGCCGCTGGAGTCAACACCATTTCTCTATCATCAGTTTTTGATGGACTAGCATTTAATGCACTTCCCACTTCCTCTTTAACATCTACACTCTGTTCACTAACAGTGTTTGGTTCTGTATTTAGAATTAATAGCGCATACAATAACGCAGTGTTTGCATTGATGCGCTCTGATAGAGTATACACAGTGTTCACCTATCAATCAGCATACGCTGCAACTCCATTATCAGCAGTTGCATTATCGGCTACTAAAGAAGTCACCACTCCTGAATCACTTAGATTGCGCCTATTGGGATACATCTGATCTAAATATAGTTAATGTTTGCCAGAGGCTCATCAACAGGTCAAGAGTTCCGCAGGGATGAATTGGCATTCTACAAAGGGATCGTTGTTAAAAATAACGATCCTCTTCGTTTAAACAGGATTAAAGTTTACATTCCCGAACTCACAAACCAACCATTTGAGGAATGGTTTGCTGATAATGAGGACTTTAAAATAAAAGTTCCGGGGATCAACAATATCGGAGACAATTGGATCGATACAGACATATACGAAGCTATCTGTAAAACAATTCCTTGGGCAGAACCTTGTTATCCTGTGATTGGTGAGAGTGGATCTAGTAGATATGTAAAGGATGAGAAGATATCCTCTATATCAGATT